AAGTAATAAAATGAATGATAACCAAGCACTTTTAAAGTTAATGAAACAGTATGGTTTTAAACCCACAAAAATGACGACAGTCGAAAAGAAAATGGGACCAGGGGGTAAAAAATAATGGCAAAATACGCAAACGGAAATAGATCACAAGCGATATCTGATAGAAGCGGACAAGCTTTTCCATATCAAGAAATGGTTACAGAGTGGAACGGATCTTTTGTTCATATATCAGAGTATGAACCAAAACATCCTCAAATAAGAAGAAAAAGAGTAACAGCTGATGCCATTGCTTTACAAAAAGTAAGATCAATGAGATTTCAACAGCCTCAAACAGTTGCATCTAATGATGACACTTTAGCTGATTCAGGTGGCACTTCAGTTGGTGTTGCTAATTTAACTTTACCAGGAGACTTTGCTTTTGAAACATTTGAGACTGAAGTTACAAGTAACGGTATCACTACGACCTTACAAACAATGCAAGGACGAGACCCTTCTTTGCAAAATAGAAGAAGAGAAGCTTCTGCTAGATTAGGGTCTGTAACAGTGAGTATTTCATAATGGCTATAACACATGCAAATTTTTTGACACAAGTTAGAAACTACACTGAAGTTGATAGTAATGTTTTAAGCGACACTATATTAGATCAATTTATTAGAAACACAGAATTAGATATTGCTGGCCAAGTTGATTATGATGATTTAAGAAAATATGCAAACTCAAATACAACCAGTGGTAATAGATTTGTATCTATGCCTGCAGACCTCTTAATATTAAGATCTGTAGAGATAATTAGCTCTAATGTGAGAGATTTTTTAGAAAAAAAAGACACAAGTTTTATTGCAGAATTTGCACCAAATGAAACAGTAACAGGCACACCTAAATATTTTGCTAACTGGGATGAGACAAATATATTATTAGCACCAACCCCTAATGCAGCTTTTGATATACAAATTAACTATATAAAAGATCCACCACACTTTGATAGCAGCACTAATACCTTTTTATCACAGCATCAGGAGGCTATGCTTTTATATGGAGTTTTGAAAGAGGCATTTAGCTTCCTAAAAGGACCTGACGATCTATACAAATTGTATTCTGACAGGTATAATCAAAGCATACAAGCTTTTGGTCTACAACAAATGGGTAGACGAAGAAGAGGAGAATATGACAGTGGAGTTCCTCGAATTAAAATACCTTCACCGTCACCATAATAAATTAAGGAGATAAAATGGCAATAACAACTAACGCAATCTGTAATTCTTTTAAAAAAGAATTATTAGAAGCGACTCATAATTTTAGTAACCCAGGTGGTAACAGTTTCAAACTAGCTTTGTACGGTACACCTGCTACGCTAGGAAAATCGACAACATCTTTTACAACTGGAGGACAAGTTACTTCACCGTCAGGTGGATACTCTTCTGGTGGTAAAGCACTTGTAAACGCAGGGACATCTTTAGCAACAAATACTGCTATCACAGATTTCGCTGATTTATCTTTTGTTGGTGTAACAATCACAGCAAGAGGAGCTTTGATTTACAATGACACTAATAGTGATAAAGCAGTAGCTGTATTAGATTTTGGCGGTGAGAAAACTGCATCTGCAGGAACTTTTACAATTCAGTTTCCAGCATTTACAACGAGCGCAGCAATATTGAGAATCGCATAATTTAGGAGGGAGCCGATGCTATGGCAGAATTAACTTATACAGTTACCGTAGCATCGGGTAGCCTCTACGGTGGAGGCACTGGTAACGTTTTCTATTTAGACGGTGCCAGAAATTCTACTGGTCCAGGAACAGTATCATGGGTAAATGGAGGCACTTTACGTTTCGATCAAAGTGCTGGTTCTAATGATAACCACCCTTTAGTATTTTCAACTAACACAAGCACATCTGGAATAATTTCTTCAGGCGTAACTTATTATTTAGATGGTTCAAGCAACCAAACCAATTACACAAACACAACAACTTTTAATGCAGCCACAACTAGGTATGTTGAGGTAACGCCATCTTCTGAAACAGATTTTTACTATCTCTGTTATTCTCATGGAATTGGCATGGGTGGTATTATGGACATCACTCAAAAAACTTGGGGTGCAATGAGTTGGGGCACAGGCGTTTGGAGTGATCAAAGCTCGATGACTGCAGCTGTTACTGGGTCAGCACTAACATTATCACAAGGTGATGCTCAAGGTGTTTCAATAAATGGTTGGGGTAGAGCTGAATGGGGTTCAGGAGCTTGGGGCATCACTGGTTCTGTTTTGGTTGGAGGTCAAAGTTTAGCTTCTAGTTTAGGATCAGTAACTGTTGAAGCTTTAGTTGAAGTTGGTTGGGGCCGAGGTGGTTGGGGCAACAGAGCTTGGGGAGAAACATATTCTGTTCTACCAGCAGGACAACAAGCAACTTTATCACAAGGAAGTGTAACACCAGTAGTCGATCATACGGTCCAAGTTTCTGGATTAGATTTATTAACAATCACACAAGGTGTTAATTCAATTCAAATTGATAATAATGTTACTGTATTTGTTGGCGAACCCGGATTACAGACTTCGATTGGAACATTAGCGAGTATAACAGGAGATGGATTCACAGGTGTTTTATCAGGTCAATCTGTAACCTCTTCAGTAGGTCAAGTTATTCCTGCGCCTAAAATTGAAGTAGGTGTGACAGGTATTTCAATGTCCCTAACTTTAGGAACATTCACACTAGTTCAAACAACAGTCGAATCTGTTACAACAGCGGGATTATTATCAAGTTCAATAGGATCAGTTACACCAATTTCTGTATACGATGTGACAGGTCAGGCTTTAGCTAGCTCAGTGGGATCAGTATCAATAACTGGTGGTGCTGTTGTTGACGTTTCTGGTATAGGGTTGACAGCAAATATAGGCTCAGTTAATGTAACGGCATGGAGCGAGATTGACCCTGGTGTAAATAATGTTTGGACCGAGGTTGATAGAGCAGCCTAATTTTGATAATATAGGAGTTATATGGCATCAGCTTATTCTACAGATTTAAAACTCGAACTTATGGTAACTGGCGAAAACGCTGGTACATGGGGTGATAAAACAAATACCAACTTAAATTTAGTTCAGCAAGCTATTGCAGGATTTGAACAAGTTACACTATCTAGTGGTGGAACTTTAGCTTTAGCGATGAGTAACGCTACATTATCAAATGCTAGAAACATGGTAATTAAATTTGCTACTGCATCAATCGCTGCTAGCACAATTTGTACTGTGCCTGATGGCATAGAAAAATTTTACATTTTCGATTGCACAGGTTTAACTAACCCAACAAATTTAACAATTAAAACTGCATCTGGATCTGGATTCACATTAGATGCTGCAAAAATTTATGCAGCCTACGCAGATGGCACAAACTTAAAAGAAATTTCTTTAGACACTTTAGGTGGAACAGTAGCTGCAGCTCAAATAGCTTCTGACGCTGTAACAACAGCTAAAATTTTACAATCAAACGTCACAACAAACAAAATAGCTGATAACGCTGTACGTGCAGCTAATATTTCTTCAAACGCAATAACTTCTGCAAAAATTTTACAATCAAATGTGACGTTAACAAAAATGGCTGCCAACTCTGTTGGACCTAATCAACTTCAATCTACTGCTGTAACGGCAGGGTCTTACACAACAGCTGACATCACAGTCGATGAAGATGGAAGAATTACTGCAGCGTCCACAGGAGCTGCAGGATCAAATGACTTTGTTAGAACATTTCTTTCAGGAGGTAGTCCAACAACTGCAACTTTCACTGCACAACCAGGCACAACAAAAATTTTAGCCTACTTATGTGGTGGAGCTGGTGGCGGAGGGACTGGACCGGGTTCGTATGCTAAAGGACCAGGTGGAAACGGTGGTATAGGAATATTTTCTGCCACTGTATCTTCTCCAGCACCATCACCTTTTACTGCACCCTTTACAATTGGAGGTGGCGGAGGCGCTCAAGGAACAGGACCAATGGTTTATTCAGGACAGGCTGGTGGCGATTCGACTTTTGCTAACCCAGCAACA